TTTAGTTTTTTCTGCTTTTACTCTTGACTTTTGCGCATGTTGAGAGTATCATTAAATGCAGAAGAAACCGTTACGGTTTTTCCTGCATTATTTTTTTATCCGAAGGCAGGCGGAAGGAGGTTAAAACATTGAACGGATACAGTTATTTGACGCTGGAACAGCGCCGCGAGATCGAAAGAATGTATGCAGAGGGTGAACGCGTTGTTGACATTGCCGCCCGTCTGAAAAGGAGCGCCGCCGCTATCTACGAAGAGTTGAAGCGCGGCTATACGGGAGAGTTTGACGGCTACGCCCGCCCGAAGTACAGCGCCGATCTTGCACAAGCGACGGTGCAAGAGAATTTCCGACGCAGAGGAAACCGACGCGGCGCGAATTGCTGAAATACGAAAGGAGCTATTCAATATGAAGATGAAGAGGATCGCAAACAACGTGGCACTTCAAACGATCGGCTACGTAATAAGCGGATTTACGAACGTGTATATCTACGTTCGGGAATGCGGCTATCAGAAGCGGGACATTTACAGGGGCTTGTATAAGCACTTCGCACACGACGAAATGAACAAATACGCATATTGCAAGATCACGGAGCTTCGCGCCGATGAAAACGTGCTTTATATCGGCATTGAAGAGTAACGCGGGAAAGGAGCTATTCGGAATGAGTACAACACGATACAAAATCCGTTTATGGGAATACGACGGCGAAGCGTCCGTCGCAAACGCCGTTACCTTCGACAGCTTCGAGGAAGCGGAAGCGCGGTTCAATGATCTTCGCGTTTCGGAGGAAATGCCGTGCGTCGAGTTCATCAAAGAGCGGATCGCGAACGGGTGCATTATAAGCGACGAAGTTTTGAACGTTCGGCAGTTCGCTTCGGTATTTGACACTATCACGAAGGACAAGCCCACGCTGGCGGGCTTCCTTCGTTCCCTTCCGGTCATAGAAGCGCCGTGGGACGGCGCGTTTCAAGAACGCTTTTGCGTAGAGTGCGGCGCGGACAGTTGCGACGATTGCCCGAACGAGAAGTTCCGGAACAATCCGGAATGGTGGCTTTCCCTTCCGGCGGCGGAGGTGGAACAATGACGGCGGATCGGGCGCGCGGGGCGCTTGCCGTCCTGCAAGACGCGGACGGGAAGTTTCTTTGCGAAGTGCCTTGCGGTTACATAGTCGAGCAGACAGCCAGCGCACACAAGCCCCGGCGGATACAGGCACAACGACGGCGGCGGGCAATGCTTCGCCGTCGCGTCGCCTTAACGGTTGCCGTGCTGACCGTCGCCGCCCTTCTTGCGGCGCTTATGCCGTGGAGCGGGAGCGGCGCGGCGGACAAGCCGAAGGACACGACCGCCGGAACGCTTGAAGAGGTACACCAGCCGACCGCCGTTCTTCTTCCTTCGAGCGGGACGGTGGCGGAATATGTGCCGAACGCGGCGGAGGTTGAAGCCCTTGCAAAGCTGATCTACGGCGAAGCGGGGATCGTTCCTTCTACGACGGAGCAAGCGGCGGTTGCATGGTGCGTTCTGAACCGCGTTGACGATCCGCGCTTCCCCGACACGGTGCTGGAGGTTATCGAAGCGCCATATCAGTTCAGCGGCTACGATCCCGAATATCCCGTGAAAGAGGAATTCGCCCTTCTTGCGGCGGACGTGCTGACACGATACCGCGCGGAGCTTGACGGAGAAGAAAACGTCGGGCGGGTGCTTCCGGCGGAATACTGCTTCTTCACGGGCGACGGGCGGCGCAATCACTTCACGACGGAATGGAAAAGTACGGATTGCTTCGGCTGGACGCTTGAAAGCCCGTACACAGATTGAAAGGAGCGGCACACGATGAAGGAAAACAAAAGCGGCTGGCAGTTCCCGAAGGCGCTTGAAATTATCAAGTGCAAGGAAGGAAGCAAGGAGTTTATGAAGGAACGTCCGGCGCGTCGCCCGTTCGGAAACACCGTGCTTATTTGCGAATATCCGATCGACGACACGGCGGCGGAAGAGCCGAACGCGAAGTTGATTACATGGCGGCTTGCGAAGCGCGCCGCACGGGACTTCTTGCGCGTTTCCTTTATGCCTTCGGCTATCGTATCGGCGGCGACGCATGGCGGAAAAACCGCCGTCCGCGTCTACGGTAAATATTAAATCACACGAAAGGAGCTATTCAATTATGTTCAACAAGAAAAAGACAGAATGCCGCGTTTGCGGCTATCGCTTCACACCGGAGCGGGAAAACATCTACACGGCGGAAGAACCGCGTTCAGCGCTTGAAATGCTTACCGCCGCGCCCGTTCGCTTTTCGGCGGTTGATTGCCCGATTTGCGGTTGTCAAATCCGGCTGGCGGAACGTGCGCCGCGCATTGACCTTCCGGCTATTACGGAACAGCACGACGCGGACGCAGAGGAAACGGAGGGCGAAGCGGAATGAAGATCGGTACAGCTTGCGCGATCTTCTTACAGATCAACAGCGAGAAATACACAGACGAAGAGAAAGGAACGGCAATTCTTGAAGTTCTGAAAATGCCGACGCATAACGGAATTTCAAAATCCGCCATGCTGGAGGTTATCGGCTATCTTCTGAATTTAGCGTTTGACGTTCCGGAGGAAAGCGAGGTGGCGGACAATGCCTAAAATGACGGTACGCGTTATTCTGAAAAGCGGCGTTGAATTCTCTATCAAGTGCGACAAATTCACACTTACGCGAAACGGCTTTCAACAGGTAACGGGCTACAACATCGAAGGGATCACGGAGAACAAGCCCGTTTATTTGGACTTTGAGCAGGTGGCGGCGGTTGTTCGCGTATTCGCCGACGAAAAGCTGGAAACGGACGACGCGCCGGAAGAAAAGCGCCTTTTCACGGAAACGCCTATGAAATGCCCGTTCTGCGAAGGCGAAAACAGTAACGCGCGAGTATACGAGGACAAGCAGAACAAGGAATATTTCGTATATTGCCAGAAGTGCGGCGTTGAAACGAAGGACACCTTCACCAGCAAGGCGAAGGCGGTAAAAGCCTTCACAGAGGGCAAAACGAAAAAGGTTACAGGAAGCGAGGTGGCGGACGAATGAACGCGGCGCTTCTATCCTCTAAAAATATGTGCTGGTGTACGCCGCAAGACTTCTTCGACAGACTGAACGCCGAATTCGGCTTCGTGCTTGATCCGGCGGCGACCGACAAGACGGCGAAATGCTCTTTGTATTACACGCCGGAAACGGACGGGCTTTCGCAAAGCTGGGATCGCGGCGGCGCGGTATTCTGCAATCCGCCTTACGGACGCGAGATCGGCAAGTGGGTTCAAAAGGCTTTCGAGGAAGCGCGGGGGGGGTATCCGATTGTTTTACTTATCCCAGCGCGGACAGACACAGCATATTTTCACGATTACATTTACGGGAAAGCGGAAATCCGCTTCGTGCGCGGGCGGCTACGGTTCACGGACGACGACGGGAACGCCGCCGATCCCGCGCCCTTCCCGTCAATGGTAGTTATCTATAACGGGGAGCGGGTGAAGGAATGAGCGATAAAAAGAAATGCCCGTTTTGCGAAGCGATCGCGCTTCAACGGTTCATTGAAGAACACCATAGCAAGCCCGCAGGGTTCGGAATGGCTTTATCCGCCGCGCTTGTTTCCTACGCAGTAGTAAACGGGCGCAAATGCGGACGGACAACGGATTACATGAAGGACGGCAAGGGCTACCCGCTCAATTATTGCCCTTCGTGCGGAAAGCGGGTGAAGAATGAATAACAGACAGGAAAAGCCGCCTTTGAAGTGCTTGCTGGGCATTGATCCGGAGAAAACGCAGAAATGCAAACCTTCGGAATGCGCTTCTTGCGGCTGGGAAGCGGCAGAAGCCGCACGGCGGCGGGAGTACGTGAAGGAACACGGCTTGACGCTATGCGCCGACGGCTTCCGGCGGCTTATTATCAAGAAGGAGAACGACATGGCGACACCATACAAGGAATGCCCGCATTGCGGCGCACATCTTGACAGCGGCGAAAAGTGCGATTGCCGCGCAGAGGAAATCGAAGCGAAGAATTCGCAGAAATACGCTTGCAGGCTTACGGAACAGGACGTTGAAAGCGGCTGGGAATGCCCGCTTGATAATCCGAACGAAACCGTCGAACGTTGCGAAGATTGCGCTTTTGCAAAAGAAACCGATTGAAAGAGAGGGTAAAAGACAATGACAGGTATTAACGAGGTTGCGAAGGAAATTCACGAAAACGCCCGCGCCCACGGCTGGTGGGACGAAGAACGCGGCTTTCCGGAGGTTTTAGCGCTCATTCATTCGGAGGTATCCGAAGCGCTGGAGGAATACCGCAACGGACACGGCGCAACGGAAATCTATTTCAGCGACAACGGCAAGCCCGAAGGTATCCCCACGGAGCTTGCGGACGTGATTATTCGCGTTCTTGATTATTGCGGATACGCAGGGATCGACATTGACGCGGCGATCTCACAGAAGCACGAATACAACAAAAGCCGCCCGTATCGGCACGGCGGCAAGAAGTGTTAAACGCCCGCGAGCGGGTGCCGCTTACGGCGGAGGACAAGCAGAAATTCAAGGAGAGTTGCAAAACAGCAAATCCGATTGAAATCTTAACCGTAGCCGCATTCGTAGAGGATCACGCCAAACGCTTCGAGGAAAAAGACTTACGCTTTATGAAATCGCAAATCGGGCAACGTTGCGAACGGTTGTTGAGAAACGTAACAAAGAATTATTCATTTGAAGATCAATGAAAGGAGCTATTCAATATGAAAGAGAACAAACACGGCTTCGAGCCGAAACAGGAATTCACAATGGGCGGGATCGCT